ATCTAGACCAGAAACATCAACTACTGTAGTTGTGCCTCCAGAATTATCAGAAACATTTTGATAATGTGTGATTAATTTTTTTGTACCCTGATAAAGTGTTTGGTTTAATACTGCATCAGCCATTTTTCCTCCTTATCTAAGGGTGAAATCATTACATTCCACCCGAAGAGTTTAATTTATTATTGATCTGCAAATGCAGGTGCGTCTGCACCTTGTGAAAATCCCCAAATTAGCCAGTTAGTACTATCTTTAGCTAAAATATTAATCTCCATACCACCAAAGTCTGTAAGAGTTAGTTTTGAGTTAGAGTTTCCATCAGCATAAATAGTTACGTCATCAGCATCTGAATCATCATGAACGACACCACCAATAAAGTAATTAGCATTAGCACCTGTATCAAAGATAAGGTTTTCTGCTTCTTCTGCAGCGCCACCATAAATAAATTTAAAGTGTGCACCAGCAACTGGTGATGGTAATGTAATTGTTCTATTTGCTGTGATCGCTGGAACTACAATTAGTCTTCCACTATGTGTAGCATTAGTAAGAGTTGTATCTTCATCTCCCAATGTAACAGGTCCATCACCTAAAGTGATGATTTCAGTAATCGTTCCAGTAGATGCCGCTTTACTGACTGTTTTAAATGTATCTTCAGATCTTACTGGACCTGAAAAAGTTGTTTTTGACATAATATTCCTCCTAGAATATTTAAATGTAGTCCCTAGGGGATAGTCGACTATACGCGCCTACATTTAATTTTTTTTTTAAAATTTGTATAGTGATGAATTTATATGTTATTTTTTAATAGAGTGCAAGCGATCCCTAGGAAAAAAATTGATTTTTGATAGCGCTTAAGTGGCTATCGAAACTTCGGCCTTGGCCTCGTCTATTTTGGTTTGAAGCGTTTGTTCTTCAAACTCTTTGGCAACAATCTCTTTAATAATTTCCCGAATTTTTTGGTCGATATGTCCCATATGCAAAGTATATCTACCTTCCTTCAGATGCTCCTGTTGCCACTCTAACTCCAAGGACCTCTTTGTATTGTATAGGTCTTGTGTCATTTATAACCTCCTCATAGGTTATTCTTTTAGGAATATCTCTATACATTCCCGTTGATTCCCACTTTATACTCTTTTCTCCCAATTTGTCAAGGATAGATTTTTCAATGGAAAGGGCATTATCCTCCGCTAAAACTTCAAATTTAGCATGATAATCGTATGCCCAAATATTTATGAGGAATTTTTTCATTTTATCTTTCTATATTTAAAATGAGGCCGAATTGTGTCCGGCCTCATTAATTAGTTATTACGCACCTTCAACACCGAAGATACCTCTATAGTCGGATACTCCAAATGAGTATCTTTCTCTAGCTTTGTATCTAACGTTGCCAGTATCGAAATCACCTTCCATAGCAGTTTTTAAAGCTGCTCTTTGAAATAACTTCATACCGTTAGGCACATCAGTAATAATATACCAACTGTCAGTATCAGTTAAGAAATTGTTCACTCTATATCCTTGAGGAATCATTCCCATTGATACAACAGCGTTGATATCATTGTCTGCTGTTCCAGTTCTGCCTGGAGATTTCATCAATCTCTCAGCATTGAACTGATTAGCTGAAGGGATAATCATTTTCACCCCTCTAGCTGCCACTCTCAATCCACGTTCATCAGTCATACCAGCAATGTCGATTAGACTTTGCTCTAGTGATGTTTCGTTTAAGTCTGCTTGCGTAGTTAAAGTATTTTTAACCGCTGTTCCACTAACAGTTGTGTGGTTAGTTGAGAACAGAGAAACTCCGTCACCTGAATCAAAGGTATCCACTGATGGAAGACCATTATTCAAAGGTGTTACAGATTTTACTTGTTTCGCATTAGACATAGAACGCGCTAAAGCTTTTGTATATCTAGAAGCAATTCTATCGTAGAGATTATCTTCGATAGCTTCTTCTGTGATTGCAAATGCTAAAGCAATTGTGTCATGAGTATAACGTGCAGTGTAAGTTTCTTGAGCTTGATCAAATGATACGCCAGATCCTTCCACTTTTACTTGTGCGTTAGCGAATCCAGATAACATAACTTCCTCTTCGAAAGCTCTGTCACTTGATTCTGTAGTATAAATTTCAGCGTGCTGATTTTCATACCGTTTGTACTCCAGGCCGAATAGTGCATTCAAACCTGGTTCTAGTTCTTTGACTAGCTGTGCTCTTGATATTGCCATAGTTTTATGCTCCTATTATGTTCCAGTTCCGACGAATTCGGACAAGTTTTGAACAACTTCTAGGGTACAAAAAGCTGCTGTAAGATCATTGTTTTCAGGATCTTCCGCACTTCTTAATAGTCTCCATGAGTGAGTTGTTGCATGAGTTGCTCCGATATCGAGCGTTGTTGTTGAGTTTCCTGTAGTCGTATTTCCACCTGTATTTGCATACACGGAATAAGTTTCCATAAATAGTACGTGAGCTGCAGGAACTGATGATGCTACTAGCGCATCAGCTGCAATTGTATACTTCTGGAAAGGATAATCATTAACAAACGCTTGAGTGTCTTCACTGTTTGCCGGAGTAATTGTTGCGTCGTACCATGAAGCCCATGTGGGTTTCAGAGTAGTAGCCGCATTATAAAAGATACCTTGCAGTACACCTATTGTTGTAACAGTAGTTGCACTTTCACCAGTGATCATATATCCGCCAGACGATTTCATCGCCATGCCGTGAAATAAATCAACTGTAGCTCCAGCATCTATCCAGTATTGAGAAAGACCGTGAGTCGCTGGTGTATTACCTAACGTCCCTGCTGGTCTAAGCCCAAATCCTGCGCTATTTCTATTAGCCATAGTTTTACTCCTTTTGTCCACCGAAGTGGACGATTAATTTAAATCGATGATAGGGAATTGGTTGTTATCCCGAGAATAGTTAAAAAATTAACTTTTCTTTGTACCACCGAAGGTTACACGAGATTGCCTGTCAACATCGATAGGCATACTCTTATGCTCTTCCTTCATTAAATCGTGTTCTACCGCTTGATCCTGACCTTCAGCTTGACGCTTAAAGTATTCAGTTCTTTGCTTCGCGATTTCTTCGGGTACCCTTGCGAGCACAAGGCCACCAACTCCAATCACTCCCTTGTATTTTCCTTCAGTGACTACAGGATAATCAGAATCTTTATATTCATCGGCTCTCACCAATTCATAACCGGATCTTAATCTTCCAGAGATATTTTTAGTGTCTTGAAACCCTAAACTCTCTGCCCGTATCCATCTGTGCCTGAATCCATCAGGTGCAGGGGGTGCATCTAGAGAAGATGGAGGAGTCCACACTTTTGGCCTTTCAGTTTCTTGCCGTGTTTGACTCGCACGTGAAGTTTTTGTATCGTCTTTTTTCATATTATGCTCCTTCCGTGAGTTTTAATTGTTTCGCATAGTCTTCGAGTGGCACACCTAATTTTTTAGCTATTGCTACCTGTGAAGATGTGAGTCTCACAGTTTTGCGTCCAGGTCTTACGCTTCTCTGAGCTGAAGCAACCAACTGATTGGTTTTGGACGTTTGCTCTACATCACCACCTATAGCAAATTTATGCGGGAAGTCAACTTTTATTCTTTTATCTACTTCAGAATAATAACTATCCGATTTAGGATCAAATCCTTCATTTACTAGATCCTTATGGATTTCAAAGGCAGTAAATGTCATGGCTCTATCTTTACCAAACCATGCGTTTTTACTAGCCCAATCTTCCGCTTTAGGATCTGGATCAGGAAGTTCCTGTGGTGTTTGCTGTGGTAATCTTCCACCGTCTGAAAGTTGTACAGGTTTTTCCTCTACAACAGGTGCCAACTTTCTTTGCTCCAATTTAGCATTATCAAATGCTAACGTAGCAATACGTTTATTAGCTTCGACTTGAGCTTCCGCGTTCCCTGATTCAATGGCCGTTGCCAATTCCTTTTGGGCAGACTCCATTCCAGTTTTAACGTTCTTCTCAAATCTAGACCAGTAATCAGTATCCATTTTTTTAAATTGAGACTGATCTTGTCTTCTTTGATATTCTAAAGCTTGAGCATATTCAACAGCAGCACCTTCTCTACGTTCTGCTTCTCTCATTTTTCTTGTGAGTTTAGCAATACGTGATTGCACACCTTTACTATATTCTTCAAGCTTAGTATCTTCTTCTTTTGGCTCTTCTTTTACTGGTTCTTCTTTAACTTCTTTTACTGTTTCTTGTTCCTTGGTTTCTACTACTTCTTCCGTTTTTTCCTCAGGAATGGCTACATCCACTTCAGGACCTGAAGTGTCTAGTTCTACCTTTGGATCTTCTTTCTTTATCTTATTTTCTTCTGGCATAGTTTCCTTCCTATGTTAAAATTTATGCAGGATGTCTTCTGGGTTCTTGACAGTTGCTAAAATTTCATCTTCATTCAACAACCTAATTTCCCCACCTTCTATTTGTATGCGTGATCCTGCGTAACGCGCAAATATTACCCAATCATTAACCTTGCACCATGGACCGTCTGGATATCTTTCTTTATCCTTATAACATTGCGATCCCATCGCCAATACGTTACCGCATTGTGATGCAACCTGTTGTTTGTCCAATGTGTCTTGCCCCATAAGTATTCCACCTTTAGTTTTTTCACCCATTCTGAATGGTAAAACTAAAATTCTCCAACCTGTAGGTTTTGGTAATTTTTCTGTTTCTTCTTTGTACTTTTCCGCTAAAGCATGTTTATGCTTTGGGTTTTCCGTCTTTGATGTCGACGATTGTTCCGTCATTTTGCTCCTTCTCATTTAGCAGGTTAGAGAGTTCCTGTCGCACTGATTCCAGTGCATTAATTTGTCCGATAATATACTTATAAGTCTCCATATTGTCAACCCCTCCGGACGTTACAGAGATTGCCAATGCCTGTATTCTTCTTTCTAATGTTTTTTGTAATTTGTAAATTACATTTTCTAGATTCATATTAAATCTTTATAATATTCCTCATAACTTTCATTAGATGCGTATTCATCGCCTAATTTGCTTTTAATATGCGATCCAATATATTTTTCTTTTTTAGGAAATACAACCTTTGTATCACCTTCTTTTTTCTCAATCTTTTCTGTTTTATTTTTTAACGCTTTTACCACGCTTCATACCAAATCTTCGACCTGGAACAGCTACACCCATTGGATTAGCAGCTACATTTGGTCGAATAGGTAATCCACCGCCAAATTGCTTGCCAACTCTTTTGCCACCAGCAAGTTTTTTTCTAGGTTTATTTCCATAGTCATTTCTCATAGTTTCCTCCTATTTTTTATTTTTACCATTTCTAAATATCTGTGTTCCCTTTATACCAAATATGCTGGCGCAGACAAGAATCCATAAATTTGTAAACCAACTTGGTAGTGCCGAAAAATGCTCAAAAAAGATTTTGATTTT